AAGTCTTTTGAAAAAATGACAAAACAAGAAATATCAAAAGAAGTATCTAGAAGTATGAAGTATCTTAAAAATAATGAGTCTTTAGTGAGGTCAATTATATGCTAGTTGATGTATTAAGTAGTGATAACTATTTATATGTTAATGTAGGTGCAATAAAGATTCTTGGTTTAAACAATGCTATATATTGTTCAGAACTATTAAAGATTCTCAGAAAGGCAACTAAAAAGAAAAAGATTGATGAAAAAGGATTTTTTAAGGTTGATAGAACTTATTTAAAATCTAGAACATCTATGTCTTTTGATGAACAGGTTGAGTGTGAGTCTAGTTTGTCAAAAATTAAACTTGTTGAGATTAGTAAAGAATCACTTGATACAATTAAGTTTAATGATAAAATGTACATGTCAATCATTTCTCAAGAAGATACAAAGTTTTTAAATGATATTGCTAAGAAAGTAAAATCTTCAAAATCAGTCAGTAAAGAAATTAAAAGAGAAAGAATAATTCTTGCACTCAAAAATAATATTTCAATCACTGATGAAGAGATTGCATTAGCATTAGAACATTGGATTGATGTACTGTTTATAAATCAAAAAACAATGATGACTAAAGAAACTGTTGCAGAGTTTGAAAATGCATTAGTTGAATATTGTGGTACAGATAAAAAGAAAATGTTAAGACTTATTGAAATTGCAACTGCACAAGGCTGGAAAAACTGTGTGTGGGCAATTAAAGTCTATGAACAAGAAAAATCAGTTACAAAGAAGTCTCAAATGAGAAGACTCTCATCAAAAAATGTTGCATCAGCAGATGATGTAAGTGACACAGTGTTTTAAAAGAAGTTGTATAATAAATTAAGATGATAGAAGAAAATAAAGATTGTTGGTTAATTAAAGAGTGTAATTGCATTGATTGTGATTCTTTCTGCATGAGAAGATATAAATTAAATTATCTTTATGAAGAAGCACTTATCACTCTCAAGCAAAGATTTAGAATACCTCTCAGACTTGATAAAGATGAATCTGATAAAGAATCATTTACTTTTTTATCTGCAGTTGAGAGAAATATTTTGAAGTTTGTTGAAATGGGTGATAATATCTATATGCACTCAACTAACACAGGTTGTGGTAAAGCGCAGCCAGATGATGCTCTTATATTTACATCAGATGGATATGTTAAAATGAAAGATATTTTAGCAGGTACAAAAATATATGGTGAAGATGGCAGACTACATTCAGTAGTGAAAAAGTTTGACAGGGGCATTAAAAATGTATACAAAGTATCATTTCAAGATGGTACATCAACTCTTTGTTGTGATGAACATCTGTGGACTGTTTATGATAGATATAAAAAAGAAGAAAAAACAGTTGAGTTAAACTATCTAATTAATTCTGGTATTAAATTTTGGAAAAATAAAAGGTATAGGTATGGCATACCTATTACAAAACCACTTCATTTAGAAGATGATAAAACAGTAAATGATTTCTACATTCATCCATATATTTTAGGATGTCTTTTAGGAGATGGTTGTTTAAGAAATACTGTTGATATTACCAATGTTGATTATGATATTTTAAAAAACATAGAAGACAATTTGCCTGAAACAATTTATTTATCAAAGTCATCATCAAAAAATAAGAATAATATTACATACAAGTTTGTAGATTCAACATGTAGTTTTAGTTCTAAGCCTGGAAGTAATAAATTTAAAAATGAAATTAGAAGATTAAGTCTATTTAATACAAATAGTTATACTAAATTTATACCTGATGAATATAAGTATGGCTCAATTGAAGTTAGACAAGAATTACTAAGAGGACTTCTTGATACTGATGGTTATTGTCATAAATCAAGTAGAAATGTGGTTTTGTCAACATCATCTAAACAACTGTCAGAAGATGTTAAATTTATTGTTCAATCTTTAGGTGGAACGTGTAGAATTACTGAAAAAAGACCAAAGTATATTTATAAAGGACTTAAAAAAGAAGGTCACATTAATTATAGAGTATGGTGCAAGTTTAATAAAGAATTTGTTCCATTTAAATGTTCTAGAAAGGCTGAGCATTATTTAAACAAAAAACAACAATTAAATCCATATAGAACAATTACAGCAATTGATTTTGTTGAAAAGATGCACTGTTACTGTATCATGACAGACAATAAAACTGGTCTATATTTAACAAATGATTTAATTGTGACACACAATACATCTTGGGCACTTAGACTGATGCAGGCTTATTTTAATTCTATTTGGATTGACACTGAACTAAAGTGTAGAGGTCTATTCATTCATGTTCCTAGATATTTATTAGCATTAAAAGATAACATTTCTGAAAAGAGTGATTATGTTCAACATATTAAAGAAAATGTCTTAACTGCTGATTTAGTTATTTGGGATGAAATTGGTACTAAAGAGTTTACTCAATTTGAACATGAGAATATTCTCAATCTTATTAATGCAAGAATAGATGCAGGTAAGTCTAACATCTATACATCTAACTTATCTACTGAAGAATTAAGAGATGCTGTAGGTGATAGATTATACTCAAGAATTATATTATGCTCTAATGATGTTCCATTTGTCGGGCTTGATAAGAGAGCAATTTAATGAAAGAGAGGTGATGTTAAATGATACAAAATCAATGTTTGAATTATATCATTAAAAATAAAGATATTTCTTTCATTACTACAAATAATTTAAATGCAGATTACTTTAGTGATTATAGAAGTGAGTTTAATTTCATTTTAAGTCACTATGAAAAATATAATCAAATTTGTGATTTAGAAACATTTTTAAGCAACTTTCCTAATTTTGATGTTGTTAATGTTAATGAGTCACCTTCTTATTTAATTGCAACCTTAATTGATGATTATAACACAAGAAAGATTGCTCAGACATTTACAACAATTAAAACATTGTTAATGTCAAATAAGACAGATAAAGCAATTGAAGAATATAAGAAGTTAAATGATAATCTATCTAAAACTGTAAGTATTGAATGTGTTGACTTATTACATGATACAAGTAGATATGATGACTATTTAGAGAGAACACAAGATTTTAATAAGTATTACATTAAGACAGGTTTTAGAGAACTTGATGATGTTATTGGTGGTTGGGATAGACAAGAAGAACTTGCAACAATCATAGCCAGAAGTAATGTTGGCAAATCAATGATTGCTATTAGAATGGCATTAGCCGCTGTGCAACAGGGTTTGAATGTTGGCTTTTATTCTGGTGAAATGTCTGAAAGAAAAGTTGGTTATAGATTAGACACCTTCATTAGTCATATTTCTAATGGTAGTCTTACTCATGGTAACATTTCTATTCAAGCAGAGTATAAAAAGTATATTGACACACTTCCAAGCATGTTTAAAGGGAGCCTTAAAGTATTAACTCCAAACATGATTAATGGTCCTGCTGGTGTATCTTCACTAAGAGCATTCATTGAGAAAGAAAATCTTGATATTTTATTTGTTGACCAACACTCATTATTAGAAGATGACAGAGGTGCAAAGAATCCTGTTGAAAGAGCATCAAATATTTCAAGAGATTTAAAGAATCTTCAAGTTATGAAAAAGATTCCTATTATCTCTGTATCTCAAATGAATAGAACAAAGAATGAAGATGACTCTGACTTAATTGACCTAACTCAAATTGCTCAAGCAGATAGAATTGGTCAAGATAGCACTGTTGTTATTGGTATTAGTAGAGATAAAAAAGATACTAATCTTATGAAACTACAGTTGGTTAAATCTAGAGATAGTGAGAATGGCAAAGTGTTCTCATATCATGTTGACTTTAATACTGGAACATTTCAATTTTTGCCTGAAAATGGTTCTGTAACTGAAGAAGACAGAGAAGAGTATTCTACTAGGTATCAAAGAGCACAAGGTCAAGGAGCAGATGTCTTTTAATGTCAGAACTTATAATTAATAATCATATCATAGATACACCTTTAGAAAAGATTCTTAAGACACTAAAATCTGAACTTACTAATGGAAAACTTTCTATTATTGAAAATAAAGGTGGTGAGTTTAGAGTGACTTGTCCATCTCATAAAGGTGGTGCTGAAAGACATGCATCTATGAACATATGTGCAACTAATGAAGGTCCAATTGAATTTGGATATTGTCACTGTTTTACCTGTGGTTTTGCTGGTCCTTTATATCATTTTGTTGCAGAATGTTTTGATAAAGATGATGAGTTTGGTAAAGAATGGTTACTAGAAAGATTTGGTAATACATTGCTTTATGAAAGAACTAATAAGTATCTTGAAAATTTAGATTTAGAAAGTGTGTCAAAAGATTCTCAATGTGTCAAAAAAATTACACAGTTGAAAGAAAATGACACATATTTAAAGAGTCTTCAAACATGGCATCCTTATATGTCTAAAAGAAAACTATCTAGAGAAGTCTGTGAGAAGTTTGAGGTTAGATATGATGCAAAGTCTAATTGCATTGTATTTCCTGTTTATGATGAAAACAATAACTTATATATGATGACAAAAAGAAGTGTTGAAGGTAAACAATTCTACATTGATAAAAACATTGATAAACCTGTCTATCTTCTCAATCATATATTAAACAATAATATCAACTATGCTATTATTTGTGAATCGCAAATAAATGCTCTTACCTGCCAGTCACTTGGTCTTAGTGCTGTTGCAACATTTGGTTGTAATATTACAAAGAGACAATTTGACTTATTAAACAAGAGTTGTATAAGACACTTCATTCTTGCATTTGATGGTGATGATGCTGGCAATAGAGGTGTACATAAATTTATAAATAATATCAGAAAAGATGTCTTTGTAGATGTATTAAAATTACCTAGAGGCAAAGACATAAATGATTTAACAAAAGATGAAATTATTCAACTATTAAAAAATGAAAATCTTGACTATGATGAATTGGTCAGATTAAATAAATAGTTGTATAATATAAATGAAACATTGAAAGGAGAAATGAATAATGTCAGTTTATTCTTATGAAAGTTTCTTAAAAAGCAGTGCTGAGAAATCATCAGCAAAGCCAACATCAAAATTTACCAAGGTTGGTTATTTCAGTTTAAAGGAAGATGGAGCAACAGCAATTGTTAGATTTGCATATAAAAATAAATCTGAATTTGATATTGTAACTGTTCATACTGCAGAAGTTAATGGCAATTGGAAAAGAGTCTCTTGTTTAAGAGAAAATTTAAAAGAACCTGTTGAAAAGTGTCCTTTCTGTGAAGCAGGAGAAAAACTTTATTCAAAGTTCTATGTTAAACTCATTGAATATACAAAAGATGAACAAGGTAATGTTGTTGCAACTCCAAAGATTTGGGAAAGACCTGCTGGATTTGCTCAACAATTAGATTCACTTTGTACTGAATATGGTGGTGACCTTTGTGACCATGTTTTTAAGATTAAAAGAAGAGGTGCTAAAGGTGATATGCAAACAACATATGATGTGATGTATGCTAATCCTGAACTTTATAAAGAATCAGTTGGTTATGTGAAAGACCTTTCTGCATTTGCACCAGCAAACAATTTTGATTTAGCAAAACATTCTTACTATGTTAAATCATTTGATGAAATGGTTGAATTTCTTGAAACAGGTAAATTTCCTGATGTGAAAGCGGTTGAAGTTGCAGAAGAAGATACAAAGACTGAGATTGTTGCTGAAGCAACTCTATCTGTTAAAGAAGAAGTGCCTGAAGAAACTAAACCTGCAACAACAAATCCTTATATGAGTGGCTTTGGCTTCTCTAATAGTACAGTTAAAGAAGAAGTTTCAACACAAACAGACCCTACATTTAGTAGACCAAGAAGAACTCCACAAAGTGATATTTATAAATAATTGAGGTTATTTATATGGTTGATTTAAATCTTTGGGGTGAAGATATTTCACTTGAATCTTTAGACAAGACTAAAAAGATTTTAGACAAAGCAAATAATCCAAAAGAAACTAAGAAGAGTAATAAAATCTCTTCTAAGTTTTCTTTACCTGAGAGACTTGAGATTATTAAGTCTAGAGTTTTAGAAGTCTTAGGAAAACATATTAATGATACATTAGTTATTTATAGTAGAGAAGATTTACATAAATATATTGATGCATCTATTGAAAATGGTATTATTGCTATAGATACTGAAACTAATAATAGTCTTGACCCTTTAACATGTAAATTAATGGGACCATGTATTTATACATATAATCAAAAACAAGCATATATTCCATTAAATCATGTTAATATTAATACTGAACAAAGATTAGAAAATCAACTTACTGAACAAGATATTAAAGAAGAATTTCAAAGATTAGTTGATGCAAAGACAAAGATTGTTATGCACAACGCATCTTTTGATATTAGAGTTATTGAACGCACATGTGGTGTTGAACTTACATGCTATTGGGACACTCAAATTGCATGTAGAATTTTAGATGAGAATGACAGTTTTCAATCTGATTCAGGATTAAAAGTTCAATATATGAAGCATGTTGATGAGTCACATGGTAAATATGATATTGAAGATTTGTTTAAAGGTGTTAAATATCAATATGTGTCTCCTGAGTTATTTGCTCTTTATGCGGCTACCGACTCATGGATGACATTAAGATTATATGAGTATCAATTTAAAGAATTCAGTAAAGAAGATAATGCTAAGATTTTAAAGTTATTCTTTGATGTTGAGATGCCTTTGGTTAAAGTTGTTAAAGACATGGAACTTAGAGGTATTGAGATTGACCAAGAATATTCAAAAAGACTTAGTGATAAATATCATAAAGAGATTGATAATCTACAAGAGCAGATTGATGCTGAACTTTTAAATTTAAAATCTGATATTGATTCTTGGAGACTCACAGAAGATGCTAATCATAAAGAAATCAAAGCAGGCAAAGAACAAAAATCAAAAAGTGAGAAACTACATTGGCCAATTAATCTTGAATCACCTACACAACTTGCAATATTATTGTATGATGTTTTAAAGTCTCCTGTTATTGATAAATCAAATCCAAGAGGCACTGGTGATGAGATTGTAGAGCAAATGCCTTTTGAGATTTGTAAATTAATTAATAAGAGAAAAAAATTAGTTAAATTATCAAGAGATTTTATTGATGCTCTTCCAAAAGAAGTAAATATTACAGATGGAAGAATTCATTGTAGTTTTAAACAATGTGGAACAGATACAGGTAGATTCTCTTGCACTGAGCCTAACTTACAACAAATTCCATCTCATGCTAAAGAAATTAGATTGATGTTTAAAGCAACAGATGGTTATAAGATAGTTGGTGGTGACTTTAAAAGTCAAGAACCGCGTCTTACAACACACATGTCTCAAGATGAAAATATGTTGAAGGCATATAGAGAAGATAAAGATTTATATGCAGTCATTGCTTCTCTGTCTTTTGGTGTTCCTTATAATGAATGCTTAGAGTATAATCCAGAGACAGGTAAAAAGCAGGTTGATGGTGCTGAAAGAAGAAGTAATGGCAAAACATTACTCTTAGGAATAGAGTATGGAATGGGTGCGGCCTCTGTTGGCTCTCAAATTGATAAATCAAAGGAAGAAGCACAAGTTATTATTGATAAGTTCTTTAAAGCATTTCCTAAAGTTAAGAAGTGGGTTGATGATACACATAAAAAAGTTAAAAAAGTTGGTTATGTTGAAGATTGGTATGGTAGAAGAAGAAGACTTCCTAATATTAATCTTCCTATGTATGTAATTACTGCTGAGAAAAAAGAGAATAGTTCTTTAGAGATTTTTAATCCCTTCTTAGAGTGTGAAAATAAAATTGATGAGACATCTGAAAAGAAGATTAAGATGTATGAGTCTAAACTTAGTAAGGTTAAATGGAACTCACAAATTAGACAAATAATGGAAGAGGCAAAGAAAGATGGAATTAATATTAGATGTAATTCAAATCTTATTGCTGAAGCAGAAAGACAGTCTGTTAACTCTATTATTCAAGGTGGTGCCGCAACATTAACTAAAATTGCAATGATTAATATTGATAATGATGAAGAACTTAATAGACTTGGTTTTAGACTAATGATTACAATTCATGATGAAGTTTTAGGTGAGTGTCCAGAAGAAAATGCTGAGCAAGTTGCAAAGAGACTTAAAAAGGTAATGATTGACACTGCAAAACCTTATATGGAAGTACCAATGGATTGTGATGAGTATGTTGTATCTCATTGGTATGAACAGGAATATAAGGCAGCTCTTTTGAAAGAGTTCAATAGTTTAAAAAATAAAAACTTGACAAATGAAGAAATAATGAATATACTTATAGATAGTCATACAGAGTTTTTACCTGATGACTTAAGAGGTATGTTAGCATGAGAACACTTGTAATTTGTCGCGGTGCTCCTGGAAGTGGTAAAACTACTTTCATTAAAGAGCATCATTTAGAAGATTATACTTTATCACCTGATGATATTAGAGTACTTTGTAGTTCTACAGAGTTACAAGCAACAGGTGATTTTAAGATTTCTCAAGACAGAAATAATGAACAAGTTGTCTGGGACATTCTTTTTAAACTTCTTGAATATAGAATGTCTAGAGGTGAGTTCACTGTTATTGATGCTACATGTTCTAAGACCAAAGAAATTAATAGATATAAAGAATTAGCAGATTCTTATAGATATAGAATTTATATTCTTGATTTTACTGATGTGCCTTTAGATACTTGTCTTAGACAAAATAAGATGAGGCCTGAAGTAAAGCAAGTACCTCAAAAAGCAATTGAAAATATTTATGCTAGATTTGCAACTCAAAAAGTTCCTTCTAGTGTTAAGATTATTAAAAGAGATGAGTTTGATACAATCTTAGAGCAACCTATTGATTTATCTCAGTACAGAAAAATTGTTTTTATTGGTGATATTCATGGATGTTATGATACATTAATGCAATATAAAGACTTTAAAGAAGGTCTTAAAGAAGATACTGAGTATATTTTCTTAGGTGATTATTTTGATAGAGGTAATCAAAACTATGAGGTACTTAAGTATCTAGATTCAATTAAAGACTTGCCTAATGTTTGTTTATTAGAAGGAAATCATGAAA